TACAGGAAACTGGTATGATTTTGCGTCTCAACGTAAGTTTTTTACAGAGAGTAATACTAAAAAGAAGGTTATATTTATGGCTGGTCCTCCTGGTTCTGGAAAATCTAATGTTATAAAACAATTGGGATTAGGTAATCGGTTTAAGGTAGTTGAATATTATTCGCCCGTAGACCATCATGGCACGCATTGATTAGTTTTTTTAGGATACATATAATATAGGGACAATGATTATGTTAAGTAAAGAGGAGTGTTTGGTAATGGAAAAAGAGCAAGAAGTGGCAGAAGAATTGACGCCACAATCGAGTGAAGAGCAGCAAGCAGAAGTGTGGAAGCAGTTGGGAAACCCCGAGCTGGAATCTCCTTCAACGGTTTGGATCTCTGAGGTATCGTTTCCTCTGGGAGATACCGCAGTTGAGCCTGAGGCAGAGTATGTTCGTGAGATCATCGCGGGCATTTCGAAGGAACGAGTCCTGAATCGGATTCTGGCAATTGTTGCACACGACGACGTGCTCAAGCGTACCGGGTTTGATCTAGAGGAGAGAACGGATGGAATTGAGATTCTTAAGGACTTCTTCTCACATCCCGATCGAAATCTGTACATTTCTCTAGTGCCGTTGATTTAGGTATGTTTCCTCATCGGGATATGTCTGCGAATTCGTCGAATGTCGCCACCCCGGATCCTAGGTGGGATTCGCCGCAGAAATCTTCCTTAGAGGAGGAGCTAACGGCGTGTTGCCTTGAGGCTCTGGATGCGGGGATGGAGGGCCCCGTGGTTCTTGAATTCATGGTCGATCAGACATTTCCAAAGCGCACCGGCAGGATTACTATAGAGAAGCTCCGAGCTTTGGCAAAGATTTTATATGAGGATGCGCTCGCTGCCGAAGCCGAAGCGGCCGCAGAGGACGAATAATGCCAATATACGGATACTACTGTGACGCCTGTGGCTATGAATTCGATGATCTTCATAGAATTGATGATCGACACAAGCCAACCAAAAAGGCCTGTCCTTCTTGCAAGAAGCGAAAGGTTAAGCTGGGCCTGGGCAGCTTCAATATTTGTGATCCTATTCGAATGGGAATCACACAGCCTTCTTCAGAATTCAAGCAAGTACTGGAGCAGATACACACCACTACTGTTGGGTCGAAACTGGACCAAAAGCTTTCTAAGAATCTGAAAAGAAAGCGCGGGCATACCCACTGATGTTCCAACGACACATCAATCGTGGTCTAGACCGTGCTGCGGCACTTCTAGAAACAACTACCATTAACGGCAAGCGGCACTACAAGGTACCGTTCGGCGACGAGTGGGCCACGTATCCGTCGATTACTACCGTTTTGTCAGCTAATCCTGATAAGATCGCGGGCCTTGCTAAGTGGCGAAGGCGGGTCGGCAATAAAGAGGCTTCACGAATTGCCGGAACCGCCGCTCGAAGAGGAACGTCACTACACAATATCATTGAGCGATACATTGAAAACGATCCAGACTTTCTAGCTGGCGAAATGCCCGATGCCATCGCGATGTTCAATCGCGTCAAGCCTATACTAAGCAAAAATCTAAATAACATTATTGCGCAAGAGGCAGCCCTCTTTTCACACAGATTGAAAATAGCTGGGCGCGTCGATTGTATTGCAGAGTGGGATGGTATTCTCTCTATCTGTGATTGGAAGAATTCGAACAAGCCCAAGAGATTAGAGTGGATTGACGATTACTTCCAGCAGGCATGTGGATACGCTGCAATGTACTACGAGATGACAGGCATTGCAATTAAACAGGCAGTCATATTAGTTTCAGTTCAAGATTCCGAACCTCAGTTGTTTGTTGCAAAAACAGGAGATTGGTTGGAGCCACTTTATGAGAGTATTACGCAATTTAACAAGGCGAACGCTTAGACACATTCAGCGCGATCTGCGCGATAACTATAGAATGTTCCTATATACCACGGTATTAGTTTTCTTTCTTTTGTGGTGTCTGGGAAGGTGATGGAGGTGCAATGGACAGCATGATGGACAAGAAGAGTTTTTCCAATAAAGTGGAAGCACTCATAAAGAACAAACCCATGCCCTACATGGATGCCATCATTCATTGCGCTGACCAATGCGGGTTAGAGCCCGAGACAGCAGCAAAGCTAATCACAAAAAATATCAAAGGCAAGTTAGAATATGAGCTCCAGGGGTTGAATGTCCTAGAGCAATCTGCTACACTCCCTCTATAAATTACACACGTAGGTTTTACATTATGACAAATCTTGATGTCTACCAGATGTATCTGGCCATCAAGCAGCACTTCTCTGATGGTAGTTACGACTATCACAAGTACAACGGTAAAATTAGAGTAAATGCCGAGAAGTTCAATTCTCGAAAAGATCGCTTCCACTTCGAAAAAATCAAACGAAAAATGCAAGATAATCCGGAGCAAGTGCTTCGGTATCTCGTTGCGAATCTCCATGACGATCCTAAGTTGTGGATTGGGCAACTGGGTACCTCTGAGGCAGAGGCGAAGTACAAGGCATGGCAGAAGTATCAAGAGTCAATCGGGTATGAGTTCCAGCAGGCCTGCTCTGAAATCTCTGAGGCAATGATTGAGCGAGAGATCGACTTTAACGAATTGCTTACTATTCCCAAGGACCACTCGCTCGCTGCGGGGCCCCATCTGTTACAACTGTACAACAACCAAACGATCCGCGCCGAGGATCTGATTACTTTTGATCTGGTTCTTGATGGGCTGTTTAGTCGCTGGAATAAAACAATTAAAGATACCTTCTTCTGGCCGATCTCATATGAGTATCTCCAGCGGTATGCTCCGTTTTTGGAGATTGATGGAAAGAGGGCCCGTGCGACCATGCGAAAGGAATTTCTATGATGCTCGATGAAGGGTGGATACCCGCTCGAAAGGGTGGATACCCGCCGACTACATTGTCAGAGATGGAGACAAAGATAAAGTCTTTGGTAAAGTCCAATGCGGAGCTCCTAGATATCATCGAGGAGTACAAGATATTGGTCGATTCTTACCGTGACCTCTTCACACTCCATTTCGAGAAACTCGAAATATTTCTAGAAACTCGATCAGATCGTGAAAAGGTAGAGGTAGACTCTGAGATTTGAGCTATATATAATAGCTGGTCAATATGATGATCCGCTAAAATATAACGTAATAATACGTATAGGAGAAATAAAATGGTAGACTTTAGTACACTCAAGAAATCTCGTGGCAAGGGCATCGCTAAACTCAATGAGGAGATCGAGAATCTAAGCAAGAAGTCCTTTAGCAACCAAGATGAAGACGAACGATTTTGGAAGCTGACGGTCGATAAGGCTGGTAACGGCCATGCTGTTATTCGGTTCTTGCCCCCAGCAGCGGGAGAAGATCTTCCGTGGGTACGAATGTTCAATCATGGCTTCCAGGGACCTGGTGGCGCGTGGTACATTGAGAATTCGTTGACCACAATCGACAAGAAGGATCCCGTTTCGGAGTTCAATACGAAGCTCTGGAATTCTGGGAATGAAGAGGACAAGGCAACCGCGCGAGTTCAGAAGCGTAAGTTGTCGTATTATTCGAACATTCTGGTGATCAGTGATCCCAGTAATCCGGATAATGATGGGAAGGTATTTCTCTTCCGCTACGGCCAGAAGATCTTTGATAAGGTCAATGATCTCATGAATCCTGAGTTCCCGGACGACGATGCTATTAATCCGTTCGATCTGTGGGATGGTGCTTCGTTCAGGCTGCGAGCAAAGAAAGTCCAGGGGTACAGGAATTACGATACGAGCGTTTTCAACGCCTCTACTCCGGTTGCAGATGATGACGGCGCAATTGAAGAGATCTGGAAGCAAGAGTACACGCTTCAGGATATTATTGCTCCTGACAAATTTAAAACGTATGAGGAGCTACAATCTAGGCTAAATATTGTATTGGGCTCCGACCCCGGCGGGTCGCGTTCACCAAGTGAAGACCCCGCGCCTCAGCGGGTTCGTGAGGAGAGCCCTCTCCCCACCGCAGAGGCCGCCCTGGCTGATGAGGTCGCTAGTGAAGATTCTGAGGAAGGGTTGGACTTCTTCAGAAAGCTGGCGAACGAGGATTAGCCCAAATAGACAGTCTCTCGCTGTCGAAGGGGACAGAGGTTAACGCCTCTGTCCTCTTTTCTGTTTATGGGGCCTGAGGTATAAGTCCGCCTCTAGGTTTAGAATCGCCTTCCACACTTAGATGGATGCCGTCGCCGCCTCGAATGTTAGTCTCTTCAGAGGGCGCATACATTATGGTGGGCCGCTGATCTGCCCGTTCCCGCCCGGTGTTGTTTAGTGCGTTTTTGGTGAGGACTTCAGCATCGTTTTGGCGCGCATCGAATGCCGCAACCTTACTGCGCATATTCTGGGTGATCTGGCCAGAGCCGATTCCCATGGCTGATAGCACCTTTCCGGCTAACGAATCATCGAGCACTTCCAGCAGGTATCGCGTTATTGCAACGTCAATCGATTCGATAAATCCAGCAATTTTGGAGACTATGCTGTCAAACATGTCTGTTATCGGTTTGAGTAATCTGTTAAATTCAGCTTTGGCGATTATGACAACGTCATCCAGATACTCGCCCATTGCAGTAAGAACGGTTGTTCCCAGATCGGTTATCCAGTCGCCTAGCTTCATTGCCGCGCCTAAGAATTGCATTAAATTTTCAGTGGTGAAGTTCTCATTGAACCAATTTTCGATGGATGTCATAATTTTCATTTTTGCGTCGCGCAGGTAGGTTCCTATGGCAACAATTCCACCAAATACTGTTGCCTTAAGGTTTGTCCATGCTTCGCTATTAAAGTAGTCTTTGATAGTAGTCCAAATTTCGACCATTTTCGCATTGAGCCATTCGGCATCAAGAAACCCAAAGGTGAAGCCTTCGATAAATCCGGAAAGGGCTGTAGTGATAATACCGAAGAAGCTTTTGTCTGCATCTGGATCATTACTAAAAAGGAGTTCGAAAACGTCTTTGAGGGCATTAATAAGCCCGGTGAACAGGCCCACAAACCATGCTAGCTTGAGGAATCCCTTCGCCGCGCCTTTGATTATACGAAACCACATCTTCGGGCTAAAGATCTTCATGATCCCCAGCGTGATGCCCTTGAGTATGTTTTTTCCGAGTTGCATCAGGCCGCCACCCTTGAGGAGTCCTGCGGGAGAGAACCCTTTGAGTGCGCCCATCAGACCGCCGAAGAGGCCCTTCTTTTCAGCCCCGCCGAGAAGCCCGGGTGCGGCGCCACGAGGGTCATGGCTCGCTTTCTTTTTGGCAGATCGCTGTGCTTCGCGCGCTTTTTCAATGTCCGCTAGCGCTCCCCCACGATCGCGATCGGATCGCTCGATCGCGCGCGCTCGCGCTCGGTCACCAGGATCCGTAGCCATCACTATCATTGATGCTGCGATGTCTTCTAGCAGGTTGGAAAACCGAGGGAGGAATTCATCAAAGAGGTTAAATGACTTTTCGGCCATCTCTTGGGACTCGTCGGTTTTGACTATGATTTCTTTGTGGGTTTCGTCGGTTTTGGTTATGATTTCTTTGTGGGCTTCGTCGGAGCCCTTTACTTCCACCTGCGTCGTGCCGCCCATTCCAAAGCTACTGGCAAGGCCGGCCACAAGGCCTTGCAACGGGGATATAATTGGTGGATGATCGATTGCGCTTAGGGGATCCTTAAGCGTACTGATGGCGTTAGATATCTTCGACGTTACCGGCGACATCACTTCCCAGAGAAAGTCTGCCCCTGCCCGGCCGGCTTGTCCTAAATCTACTGTAGGTAATCCTGCCATTATTTACCCTCTTGTGCTCTCTTCTCGTTTTCTAGTTCTACCCATTCCATTAGCATAGTCACGTATGCTTCGCGTTCCCAAGGGACCATGGCCTCTAGTTCTGTGAGTGACCAATTATGGTGTTGGATGAGAGCGAAGTTGGTCCGGATCATATTCACCAGTGTGTTGGCGCTCATCCCTATCCAAAAAAACTTTGGAGGCCCTCCAAAACTACGTCATCTTTTGTCTTACACTTCGGGCACGTCACCTTAGTTGTATGCGACAGCTTTGGCATTGTCTCGAAATAGTCTTTGATTTTGAGGAAGTGTTCTCGACTTAGGCCCTCGACCCAATCTTGAAGCTCTTTCTTTGTTGAATCTTTAGCATTGTATACGTTATTTGCATCGTAAATATTATCAATGCATCCGATGATCAAGCTCATGATATCATCAAATTTTGATTCATCCTTTCCCTGCACATTATCAACGGTCGGAAGTTTCATGATAAGACCGATGCCCTTGTCGAGTTCGATCTTATTCGTATGGGCCTCGTTTTCTACCACCTCTACTTTATTTAGATCGACGTTGAATTCAACTACGCCATCACAGTCGTCTTCCTGACACTGATACCGTAGGTCGGCCGTTTCAGAGATTGATTTAGCTCGGAGCTTCAGGAAGAAGTACTCTAGGTCGAAGCTGGCCAAGCTATCCACGTCAAGCTTGCTTATGGTGCAGTTTTGAATGATCTGCTTTACTGCCCTGCTGATGTCTTTAGGCTCGCCCGATTCAAGAGCAATCAAAAGAACCTTCTCTTCCTTTACTAGGAATGATCTGTACGTGACTTCTTCTTTAGTGCTTGGTATTGTTAATGTGAATGTCGCTTGGTCTAATTTAGGTAGTGCCATTCTCGTCTGCCTTTCCCACGTAGTATGCCGCAGCTAATATTATAAACAATAGTGTAAATTCTAACATTATTTAGTCGCTCTCCATTTGTCCCATCGCTTCCGGGACGATGCTCTCATTTTTTGTCTAGTTGCGTCCGAGGGCTTCAGTCGTCCGTTGGCCTTCAGAATAGCTATTTGTTCTGGCGTGAATACCCGTTTTAGCCCGGCCGCCCGCTGCTTTGCCTTAGTCTCTTCAGAATGTTTGAGTCCGGTGTGTGATAGCGACATCTTCCTTCTAGTTTCGGCAGTGCGTTTTTTGCCCCGAAGCGATGCTGCCTGTCGTGCTATGTGTTCGGGTGTCTTCTTCCTTCCTTTGTGCGATTCGCTGATTTTCCTTATCGTCTCTTCGGTGTGTACCCAGTGGCCCATGATATGTATATTGAGCCAGTCGTCTCGATGTATGACATTCAGTCGCTGAAGGACGCGCATTTCCCAGTCTTGGGCTTCCTTGCGGGTCTTGAATGTTTTGCGGACCTCGACGACGAAATCATCTTTACCGTGCTTCTCAATTAGTTCCTTTACTGGCTCCGATGACGTGAAGTAGGTCGTCCAAAGAGTATCTGGATGTGCCTCTTTACCAAAACGGACACCATAATAGTGCTGACCGGTGGTCTTGCTCGTAACGCGATAGGTAAATGGGATATAAATATTCACCTGGGGTCTCCTCTGTAAGACGCTAGGGCAGGTGGATGTTGTAGCATCGCGACCTGCATTTCTATTATTTAGTTACAGCACGTTCCCAAGGAAATTGCCCATCTGCTTGAAGCCGCCTAGGAATTGTCCATCAGCTCTATTTAGTATTCCTAGGCCGAACTTGTCTAGTGTGCTACCGACATCAAAATTGGGATAAAGCGAATTTATGGTAAGGTTGTTTCCGAAGGGTAGCAGCGGCAGCGGCTGAATCTGCCATTTGCGGTATGCAAACGTAACGTCCAAATTTTGTACTTGATCCCTTGCGCTCCAGTCCAATGCGAGCGGAGCCACAATTACCGGATAGGCATCAATAAACTTGCAAGCAAAGATGGTCTTACCCATATCGTCGTACTGTTCAACCTCAATGTCGCTGACGTAGTGATCAAAATAATTGACGCGGCCTGTGGTGCCTTCGATAATCGCGTCCTGCCATTCCATAAAGAGATCCCTGGGGAACAGGTTGTCGTTGGTGCAGTAGACGGACACCTGCAAATCGTCATAGATTGAGTTGTAGGGCGCTTTGCGAATAGGCCCATAGGTTCGAATCTCATTGGTGGCTATGGCTCTACCTGGGATCGAGGCACGATTCGCTAACATTGCTAATGCTCGTGCTTTGCTATTGTGTAAAATGTTCCCAGTAAAGAGCACCCGGAAATTCGTCGGCTTAGCTAGGCCGCCAGATTTATTGATCTGTGCTTTAAACTCATTTATGTCGAATGGCATATTTATGACTCTCCGCCCAGACTTTTTGTTTGCGTGTTTTCTGAAATCGCTCAGCCGGTAGAAATAGCGCGAGATTCCACTCGGCGCGCTTTAGGGCAACCATTTTCGATGAAATGCCCGTAAAATGATATGCCTTTAGTGCTGGCCTAAAGTATTTATATCGACTTGACGACGCCAATTTCTCATATGTGATTTTTCTTTTATTTAATACTGACCCCTGTGGGTTGATTCGCTCTTCCTCTAGCTCAAGGAGGTGGTCCATCAGCACCGCCCTATCTTGGTGTGAGAGATAATGGAAATTGATGCCTAATATGCCCTTGGGGATAGTTTCGATCACAAGCACTAGGGGGAAGGAGTCCCAGTGGGCCAGCTTTGCCTTTGTGGTCGGATCATACTTAAAGAAATAGAGATTCCCAACCATCTCATTTCGAATCAGCTTCTGATTCTCGGCCCGCGGCGCGGTGGTTATATTTTTGGGTCGAATCTTAGATGCGGAGACACGTCGCCGGAACCAGTTCTGCGCCTCATAGGTGTCCATTGCTCGCGTGCCGGCCTTGCCGCTAGCTGATAGAATTTTACTGAATACGAACTTTGCCATACTGTTATTTATAACGATTTGCACTGATCGCCGTGATATCTACCATATCCCGCAGGAGCAAATGAGCGCAAACAATGAGGACACTTTTATTTAGCCTTTCGGCGTACCGGGCGACTCTCATATATCTTGATTCCGAGCCTCTTCAGATCCTTTTCTGTCCATACCTCGAAACGCCAGCCGCGGTCTTTGGCAAACTCCTCAGCGTGCTCCCATTTCGACCAATTCACAGCAAAGGCCTTAACCTCGTTTAGATAGCGCCGGGTCTTCCTTTTGGGCGTCTTCGGCGGCCTGGTCTGCTTATCGGGTTTGACTTCCACTAACACAGTCTCCCCCGACGTATAGGTAATCTTGAAGTCAATATAGT